TTAAATCAGATCTATTACTAAGTAATCATCGCCAGAGGCAATGCCGATAGCTTTTCCACCGCTGGTGGATTTCACATCATAAACCCTGGTGCTGGTGCTCACCTTTTGTGGCTCTGATCTAATCAGTGCCGCGAAGGTTTCAAAATCAACATGGGTTACGTTCAGCTTTTGATTGGTAGGTTTCAACTGCATTCTTAATACCTAATAACGTATTGTTTGTATCCTGTTTGTTTCTGTTCTTTAGTTGCTACGCGATTCGGCTATACGTTGATCGATCCAGTCATCGATCTCGCTTTCAATAAAAGCTATTGCGCGAGCACCAATCTTGACTGATTGGGGGAATTGTCCTCGGCTCATCAGAGCATATACCCACGCCTTGCTATAGCCAGTGCGTTTCAAAACCTCAGATAGCCGAATCAGCGACTTTTTCATATCTACCTCGTAATACGTTGCTTGACTATGTGAGATAGTAAATCATTGTTTTTTTTAAGTTTTCTGTGAATTTGGAGAAAAAATTTTTGGGAATAGAATTACCCCAAATTGGGCGTTATTTTTTAGTTCTAACGCACAATTTGGGAACATCCTTCCTTTATTTTGGACGCTTTTTGGTTGCTTTGTTCTTAAATTTGGGGGCGTACTTATCCAAAGCGTTCGTTAGCAATCTCCGAAATGTATCTGGGTGGGTATCGCTGTCTTCATCGTTCCCGAATATTATGTTGTTTTCTATTACTTGGGCACTAACCCTATTGATACTAAGGTTTCCTCCACTATGGAAATCTTTGCTTGATTCAAATAAGGCAATCGCCATTCCGGCGATCATCTTTAAAGCCGTATCTTTTCCTCTCCAGTTTTGTTCTCTTTCTACTTTTTTTGACAGTGCTCCAATTTCTGGTTCGTTATCTGGAACATTCATATCCAGTTCTGGGAAGAAGTTCACAACCTCGGATCGCTTGAAATAAAACGAATCGTAAGACCCATACCAATCATCCTCATCATCGTGATATAAAAAGTCTTCTCCTTTCCTAACGTTGAAAGTCCCTTCTTCCCCCGGTATCGGGCTCTCCCTGTATTCATGCCCCATAGCCAGAAGACCTAAAAACTCCACACACTGCTTTTCAAAGTCTTCATTTGTCGTAAAACCAGATACCCAATCGAACTGATAAAAGCCCAGCCCCCCTAAAGTATCTGGTTTAGTCTTGCTCAATCTGTAGTTACTTAAGATAGCGGCAGCTATCATTCTTTCATTTTCATTGTTTAGTCTTGCCAGTTCGCTGATCAGATTACCAAACCAGATTTTATCTTCTGACTCGTTATAAAACGCATCTAGTCCTGTCATCTTAGTCACGGCGTGTTCTCCTTCCGAACTCGTAAGGGCTTATGTGTATTTCTCGATTGGCGTCCAGATAATCTGCCCACCATTGAAGCATTAGTTTGCGCTCTTCTAAGTAATCAGCCTTGTGCTTGTAGGCTCTTTTAACGTCTTTATATTCTTTGTGGCTCATCTGGCGCTCTACTGCGTCCTCCTGCCACAAACCGGACTCCATCAGGGAACTACAGGCTGTGGCACGGAATCCATGTCCAGTTACGTCCTCTTGCGTGTTATAGCCCATTAAGCGTAATGCCTTGTTTACCGTGTTTTCACTCATCACGCCTTTGGTGTTTCTTTCATTCGGAAACACAACATCGTAGCTTCCGCTTAGTTCTCTCAACTGCTTTACAATAGAAACAGCCTGACGGCTAAGAAGCACGATATGTTCGTCTTTTCCCGTCTTTGTGCCACGGGTGGAAAACCTCACACCATCGATAGGCTCTCTTTTTTTAGGGATAATCCACTCAGCCCGATCAAGGTCAAACTCTTTCCAACGGGCAAACCTTAACTCGCTTGAACGAACAAAGGTCAACATGGTTAGCTCAATGGCAAGGCGGGTAAGAGGATTACCTTTAAAGCTGCCCAATCGAGTGAAAAAGTCTGGTAAATCTCTGGGATGTAGTGCGGCATGATGCTTAGTTTCATATTGCATTAACCGGACATCGAGATCATTCGTGATGATTTCTGTCTTAATGCCGCTCAGACGGGCGCTATGTATGATGTCCTTAACTCGTTGTTTAAGTCGGTTGGCTGTATCGTGTTTCCCGGCGTCATCTACCTTCTTAAACAAAGGTAAAATTGTCATCGCCTCCAGTTTGCGAATATCCGAAGTGCCAATGTGAGGGAAAATATACATTTCAAGGCTTCTAAGTACGCGTTTTCGGTGGGCTTCGTTCCACATCTGGTGGCTTTCAACCCATTGACGTCCTATTGTCTCAAAAGTGAATGCACCTTTTTCTTCTGCTTTTGCTGCTCTTTGCTCTGCTTTGGGATCTATCCCCTTGACTAACAACTTTTTGGCGTTGTCTCGTTTTTCTCTGGCGTCTTGTAAGCTAATGGTTGGATATACACCAAAAGCAAGTCTGTCTTCTTTCTTATCTGATGGGCGGCGATACTTCATTCGCCAATACTTCGACCCGGTCTGGGATACTTCAAGATAAAGACCACCACCATCAGACAATTTATAAGTTTTGTCTCGTGGCTTAGCTGCTTTGCACTGACGGTCTGTTAATTTGTTGAGGGTATTTCTGGACATATTGGGGGCACATTTACAATCGAACCAGCAATGCCCCCAATTATGCCCCATAGATTTACTTGATTTCAATAGACGGCAATGGACGTCATGAGAATAAAATCTCTTTATTTTTATATGGTTACATGGGGTTTATAGACAATGGTAGACGTTAGTGTACGGCGGGATGGTGTCCCCTGCAGACATCTACTTGAAGCGGCAGGGGATTGATTGGAATGGTGTTTTTTAGGTGTGAGAAATATTTTACCCGCTATTTTACCCATTGGCGCGGCTTAAGAGCTTATTTTTGAATTCACAATGGTCACGATATAACCATCTTGCTCGCCCGTGGATAACTTTGGCTTTTGGCAGGTCGCCGGACTTAATCCGGTCGTAGATGAAGGTTTTACCAAAGCCAGTATCAGCCATGATGAATTTCAAATCAACCAGGGAATCAGGCTGTAGTTCGTGTTGCATGAGTGCTATCTCCGAATAGGGAATCGAACCTGCAAATCAGGTAATAAAAAAACCGCATTGATGCGGCGATGGTAGGTCTGGATATCTTGATAAATGAAAATGCCTCATCGAGTGTGAGGCGGGTTAATCCTTGCGTAGCTCGCTGATTCTTCTGTAAGTCTCTGGTGCTTTGTTCCCGTACGTCTTCATTTCAGACTTCAACAGAGCAACGAGTGAATCCCATTCGTTGAGGATTCCTTTGAATGCCGGAACGCGCTTTGCAACCTTGTCGAATGAATCTCTGATTTCTGGAATCTGCTCAACAAGTGCAACGCATCGCCGAAAGTCTGCTGCGTCATGGGGAGCGCCGAAGTGATGACCATAGATATTCTTTTTCAGGCCACATGCGATTGAGGCAAGAGTTGCGCTACTGATGCCGACATCGCCAGTTGATTGCCATTTCAAAACCTTCATAGCCAAATCTGACATTTCTTGTCTCCAATAAAAAACCGCCATCAGGCGGCTTGGTGTTCTTTCAGTTCTTCAATTCGAATATTGGTTACGTCTGCATGTGCTATCTGCGCCCATATCATCCAGTGGTTATAGCAGTCGTTGATGTCCTCTGCTTCGATAACCCTGTCGAATGGCTCTCCATTCCATTCACCTGTGACTCGGAAGTGCATTTGTGATTTCTCCAAAAGATGCTTGAGTGCGCTTCTTATTCGATTCGCACACCTGGTATTTCGCCTTTTGAAATGGCTAAGTCATAAATTTGCGCAGCACTATACCCATCTCGCATCCATGAATCTAAGGCGCGAATAGCCTCGCTACGCTTTTTATCTTCTCTTTCATTTTTGATATCAACGAGGACATCAACGCAATTAAGGCAAATGTGGATTTTGTCCTTACATTCGATCATGGCGGCTTTGCCATGATTTCCGCCACACAGTGAGCATAAATCTTCAGGGTCTGGCTGGTATTTCTGTAACGTTAGAGGGTTGAATGTTGAACAGGCCATAATCATCTCCATAAAACAAAACCCGCCGTAGCGAGTTCAGATAAAAGAAATCCCCGAGAGTGCGAGGATTGTTAGTTGCGCTCTGCTGCTGCCTTAGCCATTACCATATCCACCCAATTTCACCAGACATGATTCTCGCAATCACTATCATCACCAAAGTGATAATCACAACTTTAACTGGCGGCATCATTTGCCATCCTGCTGCGGCGGTTCTGGTAGCGGCATCCAGTGTGACGGCTCACATACCCCCTCAACACCATTCATGTAAAAGAATTGAAATAACCCTTTACCTTTGTGAAACCCTACCATCTGCTCTTTTGTGTCTGAGCAATAAACCAAAACATCTTCTTCGCTTGGCATTCGCTCACTACAGCTTATCCAACCATCCGGAGTTACCGGAGAGTTGCCGGGTTCTTTAATGTGCAAGCGAGGCTCACCATCTTTTGGTTCAGGCCACTGGCGCTCCATGTTGATCTTCAATTTATTTTCCATAGCAGCGGTAATTTCAGCATCACTGATACCAGCACGGCGCTGTGCATCCCACAACAGGAACTGCATATCAGCCCACTCGCTGAGATCGTCAGGTTCGGCTGCGGCTTCCAGAGCCTCTTTTGAGAGGTGTTTCAGTGGACCAATGGGGCCAACGCAGCCAAATGTGGAGTCAGACCATTTGGCATGCTCGTGGCGAATCTGTTCGCGTTCCAGTAATGCCAGTGCAATTCGTGCCAGTTCCATTTGTTCGCCACGAGTAAGCCCGTTATCAAGCGGATTTTTAATGAATAATTCGATACGTTCTTTGGTAATAGTGGTCATGCCGCGTTTCCTTCTTTCTTATTAACAATTACACCGTCATATATTTCATTAAGGTGCCCTCTCAACTCCATCCGCCTTAATGCAGATAACATGTAATCGCATTCAACCTGCTTATTCCCGGTAAATGGCTTATCGTCAGGATTACCCCAACAGCAATTACCCCTGGGCCATCCATGTACTTTCCGAACTCTTCCGTTAACAACGTGAAGTAATCCCCAGCCAGGAGGTAAATCCTCAACTGAAATAATTCCCGGCTCACTAATAAAGAATCGCCAGTCGCCCATTCCAAGAGACGGATTTTTACGAAAACGCTTTTTTCTATCTGCCAACAAGTCAGCACGAGAACACTTCGCCTCTATCAGGCATGATGCTGAATTTCTGAATCCCATAGCATCTGGCTGCTCTCCGGTACTGGTTACAGCTATAAAGCGGTCATGAAAGCAAACCTTGAACCCGTTGCGCTTAAGGAACTTGTACGCAATCTGACAGAGTTCGCGGTGTGTTAACGCCATATCACTCTCCTTTGATGCGAATGCCTGCGGCGCGCTCGGCTTCGCTTTGTTCCCAAAACCACTTGTGAAGCTCCATAAGCTTTTCGTCAATCGGTGCATATTTGCGATTAAAGTAGGCCTGAGCATCTTTCTCAGATTCGTCCGGCAATTCGCCTGGGCCAAACAGTGTGTTATAAATCCATGCCAGTCCGCTCTTAGCGTCGCCAGTTGCCTGCCATTCGATAATGGCAGCCTGCATGACCAGAATGTTTTTCCCGATTAACAGGTCCAGTTCTTTGTACCGGTTGCGGATGTATGCATTCTCGCTTTGTAATTTTGCGTTGCGCTTTTCTGAGGCTTCAAGTAACGCCTGCTTATCGCGTAGCGCTTCTTCCAGTTCAGCAACATGGCATTCGCTATCAATAAGGTTGTTCTCTGCTGCTTCAAGCTCAACTCTCAGCTTCCCTACCGTTAGCGCAATATCCTCGTTCTCCTGATCGCGGCTTTTGATGTATTGCAGGTTTCTTTCCCGTTCATCCAGCAGTGCCAGCACGGTTTCTGGTCCGGTCAGAAATTTGAAGGCGTTGAGCGCATCAATATCCACACCGTAATCTTTAAGTTCCTGTTCACTTAACAAGTCATCATCAGCTGGCAACATTAACAGGCGTTCCATTGCTGGAATTGCACGTTCCGCCACCTCACGCAGTGCCTGGTAATTAATTTCGCTCAC